ACGTGGTGCATTTAGACTACGTATGTCCAACTTGGGCAGACCCACCTGCCAACTGTGGTTTGATAAGAACAAGCCTGAAGTAGCTGCCCCAAAGCCTAATAACTTTATGATGAATATGATGTTAGGAGACATTGTAGAAGCTGTATTTAAAGGTTTACTAAGAGGTGCAGGAGTTAAGTATGAAGAGCCTGAGCATGTAACACTAGAAGTTGGTGATACAAAAATAGCAGGAACTTATGACTTAGTTATAGATGGTGCAGTTGATGATGTGAAGTCAGCTTCAGGTTGGTCATATGATAATAAGTTCATTGACTTTTACACTGTTCAAATGGGTGATCCCTTTGGGTATGTAGCTCAATTAATAGGTTATGCAAAAGCTGCTAAAAAGAAAGTAGGTGGTTGGTGGGTAGTTAACAAAGCTAATGGTAAGTTTAAGTATATATCTGCTAAGGAAAGTAATGTAGAAGACACTATGATAACCATTCAAAAAACTATTAATACAGTAAAAACAAACAAATTTGAAAGGTGCTTTGAAGATTCAGCAGAAACGTGGAGAAGTAAACCTACAGGAAATAGAAGGTTAGGTATTACTTGTGGCTTCTGTGACTACAAACATGCATGTTGGGAAAACTTAAAAGAGTTACCATCTGTGATGTCAAAAGCTAAGATACCACCGACAGTGTACTATACAGAACTAACAGCAGAGTATGCATAAATGCCACCACATAAAATAAGAAGAGAAGCTATAAAGTATGGGTATAGGAGTGGTTTAGAGCATAAGTTATCCGAGTATCTTGATTCGCTTAAACATGAATATAATTATGAAAGCATCAAGATAGAATGGGAAGACTTAACTTATCGCACCTATACCCCTGACTTTATATTAAATAATGGTATAATTGTTGAGACTAAGGGTAGGTTTATAACAGCAGATAGAAAGAAACATCTGTGCATAAAGAAACAACACCCTACTCTTGACATTCGTTTTGTTTTCACTAACAGTAGAAACAAATTAAGTAAGGGTGCTAAATCTACGTATGCTCAATGGTGTATAAAGCATGGCTTTAGATACTATGATAGGATCATCCCTGAAGATTGGCTTAAAGAAAAAGGCAGTAACAAACACCTTGAATTTATTAAGTTCAAAGGTACAAAAATAAGGAGATAAAAATGCCACTAAAAAATAGACCACCTACATCTTTTTTCATAGAGATACAGCCTAAAATGACAGATGAAACTACATGGGCAGGAGAGCTAGAGGTTAATATACTTACCTCACATGACAATCCTATGCAAGAAGATAGCAGAGCACATATGTTGCACCTGTGTCAGCTTGTAGCTAGTACAGTAGCCCTAATGGAGAAGAGACCTGCCTTAGTAGATGAGTTAGAAGACTTCTTAGATGAGGAAGAAGAGTACTACGCTAACAACTCAAGCAATAAAAACATAACTACTGAAGTTGAGGGCAACATAATAAAATTAAACTTTAATAAAGGTACAAGGCATTGACAATGATACACAACGAGTATATAAAAGACATGCGACACATTGAATATATGAACATGCGATCAGAAAAGGAGAAAGCAATGGCAAGAGACGATATGGTAAACAGTCCTAAACACTACAATGAATCAGGTATTGAGTGTATAGATGCACTACAAGCTATGTTAGGTAGTGGTTTTGATGCTTACTTACAGGGTAACATTGCTAAGTACTTATGGAGATACAAGTACAAGAATGGTGTAGAAGACTTACAGAAAGCACAATGGTATCTAAATAAACTTATTGAGGTCTGTGATGATAAGAGTTAAGATAATGATGACTGTTGTCGTAGACCCTGAAGAGTATCCTATACCTTCTGATGGAAGAACAGGTGACGAAATAGAGTCATATATTCAAGACGTAATGCACGAACTAGATGGTGTAAAAATTAAAAACATAAAAAGTATAACCGAGGAGACAATAAAATGATAAGCAACTATTTACCGACAGACTACCAAAACTTCATAGCACTTTCTCGCTATGCAAGATGGAAAGAAGACGAACAACGTAGAGAGAATTGGGGAGAGACTATAGATAGATACTTTGACTATATGGAAGGTCATCTAAAAAATAATCATGGATATAATATAACTAAAGCACTAAAGGAAAAGATGTCTACACAGATACTTAATTTAGGTGTTATGCCTAGTATGAGAGCATTGATGACAGCAGGTCCTGCCCTAGACAGATGTCATGTGGGTGGTTATAATTGTAGTTACATACCTGTAGATAGTCCTCGTTCTTTTGACGAGTGCATGTATATACTTATGTGTGGTACAGGTGTAGGTTTTTCTGTTGAAAGAGAAGTTGTAGATAAGTTGCCTATCGTTAATGAGCATATGGAACAGTCTTCTACTATTATTAAAGTGGGTGATAGCAGACCGGGTTGGTCAAAAGGATTACGTGAGCTAATAGCTATGTTATATGCAGGACAAATTCCTACATGGGATATGTCAGAGGTTAGACCAGCAGGTGCTAGACTTAAAACCTTTGGTGGTAGAGCATCAGGACCTGAGCCATTGATAGACTTATTTAAGTTTTGTATTAGCAAGTTCAAGGGTGCTAAAGGTAGAAGACTATATCCTATTGAGTGCCATGACATTATGTGTAAAATAGGTCAAGTGGTAGTTGTTGGTGGTGTCAGACGTTCTGCTCTCATCTCTCTATCTA